CATAATTGTCTAATCACATCCATATCAGAACTTATTGGTCTGCAAAAATCCCCTAAGAGACATGTCGATAACAACTGAGCAGTAGTCCACATCTTCTGCATTGTCAATCATATCAGATCTTATTTGTTGATAAATACTTTCATCTATACCACCGGTTCCAATGTTGTGCGATATTTCTCTAAGACTACTTTTGTAAGGCAGCTTCATTCTCAATGTGACACAGTCCTTTGTTCTACTAACAACAATGATCTTGAATTCCGTCATTGATACAGTTGGATCCAGTTTATTCTCCGACAGGGAAGATTCATTCAGATCAAATTCTTCATCATCGTCACTTTCACTTTCATCTGAGGAAGACGCGTTTGGTAGATCAGGGCAATTATCCAAAAATGAATCAAAATCATCGTTGACAGCATCAAACTCTTCATCATTCATCATATCCACTTGACAATCATCTATTTCTTCTTCCTTTATGACATCTATTTTAAGACTTTCGTGAATCAAATTCATAGGTTCTTTGTAAACGTAATCTTCGGAAGCTTCAATGACTCTCTCAAATTCATCCTCTAAAAGCAATGGCATCATCACAGTACTTCTCGTAAACCTATCTTTGTGACTTTTTAACTTTATTATTACATCAGTAGTCTCAGGAACATTGCTTCTGCATATAGGCTGTATCATGTTTGCTCTTTCCGGCTTTCCTAAACAAAGAAATATGAGTGAATTGAATCTTAAAAGAGAGACTTCAAAATAGTCTGGTTGATTGACTATAAAAAATGTTCTTTTAACATCGTTGTCATATTTTGGCTTTGAGTAATAATCCACATTGTAAACAGCTTGATTAGACTCCCAATCTGTGTCTTTGAAACTTAATATAGAATTGTGAACTTTTCCAAAATTTTTTTGTGAATTATACTCATACTTTGATGATTTTCCAGGCTCTCTTCGGGGCGAGAACTTGTTTTTGTTGATCACCAATTTTCTATTCATCTTACCTTGAATCGACATTAGTTCATTGACAAGTAAGTCTCTGTGGTTTTCATTAAGTTCGCTCCAGTCGCCTACTAATTTCGTCACATCTAAAACATTGGTGTCGGCACAAAGAGGGCTCATAACATCTGAGGGAGTTTCGGTTTTTTTTTGATTTGAATCAGTGTACAAAGATAAACATGTCCTAATGCTTTGATAAATTGCTTGACTGGTATTAGCTACTTTTCTCTTGCCTGACACTAATCTCATTCCTTCCACAAAATTGCACACTATTGATTTCTGATAATCGCTAGTCTGTTCATCGCCAAAAGTCGTTGGTATTAAAATCTTTCCTCTGTTTATAGTATATTTCTCAATTCTGCTGCTTAAAACTGTTATGGTCTTGAAATAATCATAAGGGTGAATATCATAAGTACCTCCAAGTGATATCGGTAGAAATTTGGCTTTCATTTCATCTATATACTGCGATCTTGAGCCATCAACTGCATAGTCAACATTGTAAAAAGTTGTTTGATAGCTTTTGTTAATGTAAACGAGATCAAACGTAGGCTTTCCCTCCTTATTTCTTCGCAACGGTTTCATGTCTTTGCTTATTTTTTTAACTTCTAGTATTTTGTCGCACAGAGATGATTCTGAAAAAAATGTTGAAGAAGGCTCAATCTCATCAAAATCTACTGTATGAGAGTCTTGATGCTTGATTATGTCTGCCCTACTAATGATGTCTTTTTTGAACATTTTTTTTAAAACAGAGCAATTTACGTAGTAAATGTTTGAATGCAAAGGGGTCTGAGGCATAACAAATCTTACACATGTGTCTGAATGTGAAGTGTCATCCATCATCCTCTGAGGTATGCTTAAAATCATTTTGAGTATTGAAGATGAACTCTTATCTTGAGATAATGGTGAGAAAACAGAGGGATCGATTTTCCTTATAGCTTCTTCAAATGATCTATGATCCTTGTTTCTTCTGCAGCTAAGATTAATCAATCCACTCTTACTCAACTTCGGAATCAATATCTGCTTTGAATCATCTCCATCATCTACTTGATCAACTATTATATCACCGACCTCGACTGGATCATACTGAATGAAGAGATTCTCCATCCTCTTGCAGACATATTTGATAGATTCATCGTCCAGAGACATCATATTCAAACCTGATGCATTTTCGAAATTCTGATAAAACTTACCTAAGATCAAATTCTTTGAAGGATTGACTCTGATGATCCCTCCTAGCTCTAACGGAATCTTGTGCATAAACCCAAATCCTTTTATTCTAGCTTGTGAAATCATGCCTCCCATCAGTAATACTATATGGTTGTTGATCAGATGTATCCATGACGAACCGATGAAACCAAGACCTTTTCTAATTGCTTCTTTTGATTGTTCACAGGCCCAAGTTGCCAATGCAGAGTAATCATAATCAAAAGGACAATCTATGAATGAATTCCTTATTTTTAACTCAGAGTTGAAGCAGCCATTGACAGTGCGATACACAGAATTGAATTCACTCATATGCCCACTTTTGGTTGACTTTTTCTTGTTCCGAGTGATTCCTGACATTTTTTGTACCTCACTAACAATGTGTGTATGTTCAGACATGCTTTGCAAAACACTATGATCATCTTTAAGCTCAGTTCTCACAAATTCTGAATAATCATCTGACGTGTTTACGAAATCAATCATCACATTCTTCGAAGTAATGCTGAAATTCTTAAAAATCACAGAGGATAAGTACAAATTATCATCTTGTAGCAAGCCTGAACCTGATCCGCACAAACCTTGACCCATGCCTTGAGGATTGATAAGAAATTTACATTCATCATTGTAAACTTTGGAATTGCAGAATGACATGAAATCAGCTACCGGAGGCACCAGTCCCTCTTTGCCAGTGGTCATGTTCAAAATCATAGCGTCTGGGAGCTTGAACAATTTCTGTGAAAACAACTTGTAGGTAGACACACAAAGGCTTCTGATGGATTTATTAGATATTCGAGATGCTATGTGGAAACAGAGAACATAAGAAAGCATGGAAGGACCCCAAGAGGAGCAGTCGGCACTATCAAAGAAAACAACATCTTCTTTCGTTTTCCGCTCTCTTGCATATCTGTTGAACAATCCTTGTGCTATACTATCTTTATTTTTCAACTCCATAACATTGGAAAAAATGTTCTTTTTATGGTACGAATCTCTGACAGTTCTAGAAAGATTTTCGAGAAAAAAACAACCTATTCTCATTGGTGAATTCATGACGTGAATCTCTCTATACGAATTTCCTGATCCACGACCATTTTTATGAATAGCTCTACTCGCATACTGACTTTTGCTCAATACATTGTGAATGTGAACAGACATGAGATTTTCTGGTGATCGCAAAAGTGTGTCTATGTCTTTCGTTTCTACATCTCTAGATAACACAGGCTCTGATTTATGTTTTTGTTTATCTATCAATCCAGGCACTTTGACATTTTCCATGAAAGAAACTACATTTAGAAGCGATGTCTTCCAGCATTTGGACGTCTGATTCACCAATTTTGTTTTAACTTTGTCAGAGGAGTCAGCTAACTTAAGTTTTGAAGTTTGAAACACCACGCCATCGTTTGTCATAGAGCCTCGAGCGTTGAGAACATTCCTTATTGTGAAATTCTTTTTAAGATCATAATCATCTATTTTAGATCTCCAAAAGTCCGCAAAAGTGTCAAAATCTTGATCCTCATCTATCATTCTGTACGTGTTTTCAAAGACCGACAATAGAGAAATAGCTGGAAGAGGTTTGTATTTACCATAATTTTCTTTAGTACTGGATTTAATCAGATCAATCAAGTCGTAAAAATCATGACATTCAAATTTTTTTGACCATTCCCCCTTTTCACATTCAGAAAACTCTAAACAGTTTTTGATCTCTTTGATCATTGTCTTAGCTTCTCTGTAAACAACATTGCTGTGTTCATGATAAAGAAATTTGCAAAAATAAATAGCATCAAAAAGATTATCATCACTAGGCAAGTAATTGCTTTCATAAGGCATGGCTATCTTCCAGTTTGTAGACTTTGTTATGTCTTTATCACTTTTCTCAAAACCTTTGCTGCAGAAATCACCTAAAAGCGATCTTTTGAACCTATTGCTTTCTGCTATTTCCATAAAATATGTCATCTTGAGGCTTCTCAAATTGAAGACTTTTGCAAAGAGATTTTTAGTTTTATATTTTTCATCTAATAAAAGCTTAGTGAATAACTCTTCGGACCCTTCAGAAACACCAGTTGAATTTATCAATAAATAGCGTATGATTTCAGCTGAATTTGAAAATGTAGTTTTGTTGACCATAAGTAACCCAAAGATGTAAAAAGGGTTTATTCTCTTCTTAGCCATTTCAACCATAGAGGACTGCCTAATGTCGTGCAACATACTGATAACACTCACAAACTTGTGCAAACAGATAACACCCCAATTAAGTTCGTCAGGTGAGACAAAAATCATGTTTGTATTATGAGAATGGTGAGGTATTATGCTAAGACAACTGTCATCTATTATGGTTCCTACAACATAGCAAATGGTTTCCTTTATGCTCTTAATACTGCTTGTGAGATTTGAGATAACCAAAAATTCTCTTCTGCCATCCAGGGATATTGAAACATTGACATTTGTGCCATCAAAGTGAGAGCCTCCTTTGTTCATTCTATATTTTTTAATGTTGTGTGCTAGATGCTCGTAAACCATGGCGTTGCTCTCGACCAATTCCATTAATCTGCTATCTTTGATGAATCCCATAGTTTTAATCATCTCGTGTCTAGCTGCAACATCAATGCTCTCCTCATCAAAGCTATTAAGAATCATGCTGGTCATATCATCGCAATACAAACTGCTGCCTTCTTTTGACATCCAATAATCATTTTCGGAATCAAGATGCTCTTCCAATTCATCAATTGTCATATGATGTGAAAAAGGTAACCTATCCTTGTAATCTATAAGAGAGCCTTTGAGAAAAGTTACTCTGTAAGTAGTGTTTTTAACTTGATTGGCAACTGATCCGGACCTAGGCTTCATATCTATTTTTTTTTACTATCACATTGCTCTCCAATCCAGCTAAAGCTTTGTAGATCTCAAATGGAAAACCCTTGCTCTTGCTAAGCAACCTCATTATTTCCTTGTCTTCATCAAAATCCTCGCTTCTAACTTTAAATCTTGGAAATTTAATGGAAGGTTTTATGCTCATTTTTTCAATCAAATCAAAGTGGCTTTTGAAAACATTATCTCCCAATGATCCTATTAGTTCGCCATAACCAGATTTGTTTTCAGATATATGTTCTCTTATCCTCTCATGAAAAATTTCCTGAACCTTAAGATCTGATCTATGCTTGTATTTTCCAAGGTTGTTGTGTGATTCCAAAGATTCGCTTAGCGTCTGCAAAAGATTAAGTCGATGAGTTGAGTAATCTGATATCTTAGCATTCTGGAAGAAATCAATCATTTTTTCTGTGCAATCAAACTCATCTTCACTTGATGATGGAACATCTATATTGAATTCAATCGGTTCGGGACATACCTCATAGTCATAATCAAATCTTAGAACACTTCTGTTAACCTCACTGTCTTGCAAAATGTATGAAAGCTTCAGCATCTTTTCATCGAACACTTTGCCCTTTGTATAACGCCTCGAACCAAATGAATAAGGAGATGAAGCTTCAGAATTATAGGTTAAATCTGATATGTGGTACTTCCCCTCATGAGACCAAAGAATATCCAAATCTCCTATGAACCTCCTGAATGAACTATTACAACCCTCGATGAGATGGACATTACCACCATTGATAGTGATGTTTATGGAAAATTTTAAAAGACCAACAAAATGTATCATAGACTCAGGTTTCCAAGGGTAAATGTCGACTCTGTCAGTTATTGAACCAGTCATTCTCACAAGATCTAAGCAATCTTCTATTGTTTTCATACTTAAAACTTTTTTCAATAGCTCTTCCAAATTCTCAAGCTTGAAGCTATCTGTCACTATAAGATTTAATGTTGTCTCATCCAAAGGAACCGTCTCAAAATCATCATAATACTCATCATCAGTGTCGTAAGGCCCAGGGTTTGACTCAATGCCGCTCATAGTAAGAAACTCTTGATTCAAATAATGGTATTCCACAAGGTGAAGAAGAGAGTTGGGGTCAAAAGAAAGATGACAAAATATTCTCCTATTGCGAGGTGTATCAACACATAGTATGTCTCCTTTGTATCTTATTCTGTTCCTAGTGTAATGATCAGTGCTTCCACAGAATAGTAAACAACCATAATAATCTGCTATACCTGTTGCAGAAGGCTTTGAATTTAACAGATCAACTCTTTCCAATATGGAACCTCTCCTGCCAATAGCAACTTCATTCCACCACTGCTTGAACTCAGCAATTATAGTTGATCTCACCCTCTCTCTGCAGAAGTAAAGTACACAAGGATCAGAAGGAAGAGCAAACTTTGAATATTTCTTAAACAAAGAGAACAATGGTATGGCAAAGAGATCCTCATCCGCTGAGAACAGATTAGAGCTACTTTCATGCAATTCAGTGTAACCATCCTCACCTAAGAGCATTTGGAATGTTATCACATTAGTTTCGAGAAAATAAACGTCCGTAGAGTTCATACTTACACAAGGAGATCTAGCTCGTTTCCATGAATTAATCCAATAGTCTTTAGAATCTCTAACGCCATCACAAACTGAAGATCTATAATCATGATCATAATGATAATACTGCCCGAATGAGACTAAATCATCCTTATAGTGAATGTCGCGTTTGATGACCTCTTTAAAAAACTCTGAGAAACCGTGAAGATCAATCAAATCAAAAAAAAACATCAATCTGATGAAAGGATCTTTGGAGAATATATTTTGTAATATCTGAAATCCTTTAGGATCATTGATTAATCTACGAGTTAGGTCAGATAAGTTCAGGTCAAAGCTGTTCGTCGAAGAGTCTTCGCAAAGCATTGTGGTCGTTGCTGTGTTTTGTATGGGCCTGATCTATAATCATGAT